AGTTGAAGACGATGTTGCTATTGTTCCATGGTTAGTTGGTGATGAATGGAAGAAAGTTCAAAAAATAAAATGCAAATACATGTTTGGTCATTTTGAATTACCTCACTTTAAAATGAATGCTATGGTAGAAATGCCTGATCATGGAGAATTACAGCCAGATCACTTTGTTAATCAAGAGTACGTGTTCTCGGGACATTTTCATAAAAGGCAAACTAAAGGAAATGTAACATATATTGGTAACGCATTTCCACACAATTATGCAGATGCATGGGATGACGAACGTGGAATGATGTTTTTAGATTGGGGCGGTAAGCCTGAATACAAGACTTGGCCAGGACAACCTGTGTTTAGAACTTTCAGACTTTCGCAGTTGCTTGAAAAGCCAGAAGATCATCTAAAAGAAAACATGCATGCAAGAGTAACAATTGATGTACAAATTACATTTGAAGAAGCAAACTTTATTAAAGAACAATTTATTCCGCAGTTTAAATTGCGAGAACTAATGCTTATACCGGAAAAGGTAGAAGTGGAATCAAATGTTGATCCTATTGATCTTTCGTTTGAAAGTGTTGACACAATTGTACTCAATCAGATTGAACAGTTAGATAGCGAAACCTATGACAGGCGTATGCTTACGGAGATTTATCGAGACCTATGATAAGAATTAAAAACATAACGGTAAAAAACTTTATGAGTGTGGGTAATCAAACTCAAGCAATTGATTTTGACAAAGGAGAACTTACACTTGTATTAGGTGAAAACCTAGACTTAGGCGGTGACGGTAACGGTTCCAGAAACGGCACTGGTAAAACCACTATCGTCAACGCACTAAGTTATGCAATATATGGCAATGCACTTACAAATATCAAGCGAGACAATCTAATTAATAAGATCAACAACAAGGGAATGCTTGTTACTATTGATTTTGAAAAAAACGGTGTAGAATATTCTATTCATAGAGGACGCAAACCTAATGTTCTTAAGTTTGTAGTAAATGGTACTGAGCAAGATCCTGTAGAAGGTGACGAAGCACAAGGCGATAGCAGAGAAACACAAAAAGCAATTGAAGACTTATTTGGTATGAGTCACGATATGTTCAAACATATCCTTGCTCTAAACACATATACCGAACCATTCTTAAGTATGAAGAGTAATGATCAACGTAATATCATTGAACAACTACTTGGTATTACTATGCTTTCTGAAAAAGCAGAATCTCTAAAAGAAAAAATGCGTATCAATAGAGATGCTATAAATTCAGAAAACACAAGAATTGAAACTGTCAAGGCAAGTAATGAAAGAATTGAACAAAATATTGAAAGCCTTGAACGCAAACAGAGAATGTGGGAAGATAACAAACAGCAGAGCATAAAAGAATTAGAACAAAGCATATCTGCACTAGAAAAAATTGACATTGAAGCAGAAATTGAAGCACACAAGTGTTGGGAAAACTTTAATGATAGAAAGCGTTCTCTTGATGAGGCACAGCGTTGGATGGCATCAATTACTGCTGATAACGAAAAACAAGAAAAGTTAATTACAAAACTTGACAAAGAAATTTCTGATCTTAAAGATCACAAGTGTTATGCTTGTGGACAAGATGTTCACGATTCTAAGCAGGAAGAAATTCTTAAAGACAAACAAGAACTACTAAAAGAAGCAGCACAACAGATCCTTACCAACGAAACGCAATATGCAGAACACTCAAAAGTTGTAAATGATATTGGTGAACTTGAATCTTGTCCTGCTACGCAGTATGATTCGGTAGAAGAAGCATACAACCATAGGAATACAGTTGAGAGTTTGCAGAAAGAATTAGTACAGAAGAGTGAAGAAGAAAATCCATATCTTGAGCAGATTGATGATTTAAAGGAAACTGCACTACAGGAAGTGAGTTTTGATACACTAAATGATCTTACAAAAGAAAAAGATCATATGGATTTCCTATATAAACTGCTTACAAACAAAGATTCGTTTGTACGTAAAAAGATTATTGAACAGAATCTAGCATATCTAAATCAACGCTTAACATACTATCTTGCTAAAGTAGGATTACCGCACATCGTTGAGTTTCAGAACGATTTAACAGTCACAATTACACAACTAGGACAGGACTTAGACTTCGATAACCTCAGTAGAGGCGAACGAAATAGACTCATTTTAAGTCTAAGTTGGGCATTTAGAGATGTTTGGGAATCATTATATCACGGTATCAATCTATTGTTTATTGACGAACTTGTAGACAGCGGTATGGACAGTGCAGGTGTTGAAAGTTCTATCAGTATTCTTAAGAAAATGACTAGAGAACGTAACAAAAACGTATTTTTGATTTCGCATAGAGATGATCTAGCAGGTCGTGTTAATCACGTACTTAAAGTTATCAAGGAAAACGGCTTTACAAGTTACTCTAACGATATTGAGATTGTGCAATGAAGGTAAGTTATTTTTGTGCACCGGATGCTCATCCTCAAGATCAACTTACTAGTCTAGTAAACACATTTAAAAGTCAGATTGTAGAAGATGGGTTTGACGAACCTGCTGACGGTGTTAAAAAAACTAGCCGTGTAGGTGTAATGCAATACGGTGAACTTAAAAATGACCTTGATAGAATTGTAAACATTGTATTTGATGTAAACAAATGGAACTTTGGTTTTGATTTATATCAGCCTAACAGTTTTTCAACACTGTTGTACAACGAATATGATGCTTATTACAAAGGTGAATACAGTTGGCACGGAGATGGAGTATTAAAGGAACAGTATGACATCAAACTTACAGCACTTTTAAACTGTAGCGATACAGAATACGAAGGCGGAAAGTTTAAATTGTTTATTAATGGTGAATGGGATATTGATGAATTTGATAAACCAGGATCACTTTTAGTATTTCCTAGTTGGATACAGCATAAAGTAACACCAGTAACTGCTGGTGTCAGAAAATCAATGGCACTATTTTTTACAGGCCCAAATTTAAGATGAGTACAGACAGTCACGACGAAATGATCGAAGCATTCCAAAACTACTTTAAGTGGCAGGATCGTTTTGAATACAAAGGTAGTGACGAAGCAGGCATAAAAGCAAGATTTTGGTTGTCGGAAATTAGACGACACGCAAGTACAAGGCGCACCGAGATACAAAACAAGAGGCAAGAACGTAAGGAAGCCAGAAAAGGCAAGGTAGGACGGCCATCAAAAGTAAGTAAGAGTGATGGAGAATCCGAGTTGGACATATAAAGGCGATATTGTTGAAAGTATTCCTGATGAATATGAAGGCTTCGTTTATCTCATAACAAATAAAACCACGCAACAAAAATACATAGGCAAAAAACTAGCCAAATTTAAAACCACAAAACCACCTCTTAAAGGCAAGAAAAATAAGAGACGCGGATATAAAGAGTCAGACTGGAAAGACTATTGGGGTTCATCTGATAGATTACAGGCTGATGTTGACGCACAAGGCCCTAACAACTTTACAAGAGAAATATTATACCTGTGTAAAGGCAGAGGTGAAATGTCATATCTCGAGGCACGAGAACAATTTGAACGTAGAGTACTTGAACGAGATGATTACTATAATGGTATTATCAATGTTAGAGTAGGCGGTTCAGACAAACTTAAAAAAGCTCTTCTAGAACATACAATTCAGGCAAAAAAATAGCAACTTAGTTTGGTCGGGGATACTCGACTCGTCTTGAGGAACGGTGAAATACCCGGTCCAGATTCTGGCGTGTTGCAAGGACAATGCTAACTTAGGCATAAAAGATGTGTGCTCTGTGAAAAAGATACAACACACAGGCAAGTGATTTCGAACTGTTTGGGATCAACTGCCTTCCGCGGATATTGCGAATGCTGAAGTAGGGGGTTGACGGTCTGCCGCCTCCGTACATATTATATGTAATCTTCTTAAACAGTTGTGGTGATGATAACTCAGATGATGTTAGTCACTATAATTCGTCCGGCAACGGGCGAATTGTGGCTCAAATATCTAGATGATGCTAAAAAATTACTTCGTAATTTGTTTCCTATATATAATAAGTGTTAGATGAAGGAAAAGCGTTGAGCGATAGCGAAAACGCTAGAGATCTTTAGATCTCTTTAAAAGGGTATTAAGAAATAAATAACAATAAGTAAACATATAGCACTTACGAGAGAATTATAATGCGTCTTAATGAAATATTAGTGGAAACAGATCGTCTAGATGAAAAACCTATGGGTTTTCTTAAAAAGATGGGTAATAAAGCACTTGCTAAATTAGGAAGTGACAAGGCTGCAGGTCGACTTGAAGCAGGCGACGAAGCCAATATGATGAAGAAAGAATTTATGAAGTTCCTAGGAACTCAAGACAAAGGCGAAGGTGCTACACCGGATATGGTACTTAAATGGTTAGCAAACAATGGCTATCCTACAGATGGTGCTAAAGAAGCAATGAAAAAAGTTACAACAGGGGCTAAAGTCGGACAAGCGGCTGGCGCCGCTGCCGCTGGCGCGGCTAAGGGCGTCGGAGCAGTTGCTAAAGGTCTTGCTAAAGGTGTCGGTGCTGTA